AGTTACGATTGCACGACTTGTCTGTATAGGCTCTCCATTGATACTGAGAGCCAACGCAATCGGTCCTGCTGTTCCATCTGAGGGCACCGCAATATTTCCATTAAAGGTAGCCTGATACCTTGCAAAACAGCAACTTGGGTTATTTACGACTCCTTTTAGAGTAAGAATGCCTGAGCCCTCTCTGTGGTACACATACCCTTTACCACAGGGAATAGAGCCCTGCAATAATACATTCTGATTCGGTTGTACTCTTTGAATCGGATTATATACATACTCTGAAATTGTAATCACCTCATTTCTTTTTTCTTTTGGCGATATCGCAGGGAGTAGAAAGTGCTTTTTCAAAATCCCAATGGAGCTTATGGCATCTATTATGAACTAATCCATAATCAACACCATATTCTTTGCACCATTCCGTCAGGTTTTTCGTAACTCCATTTATTGTTACGCTATAATTCCTACGTCTATTTTGAGCTTGTTCACTTTTTTTAATCCATTTACAGTTAGTTGGTTTGTAATCATCATTATTATTGATTCTCTCTATGCTGAGTCCTTCTTGATAACCATTATCCATTGACCACGCATAAAATGAATCAAACGATTGTTTCCAATCATCGCAAACCTTTATCCCTCTGCCGCCATAATTTTTATATGCTTTGCCTTTCTTGTAATAGCACCTATTTATCATGGCGTGCCATATATGGTAAATCTTTGTTTGCGATAAATGATGTGTATTATGTTTTTCATGCAATAAACATCCACAGCTTTTAACCGCTCCACTTTTTAGGTTTTGACCTCTAACAAAGGTAATGTTTCCGCAATCACATATACATTTCCAAGTAGCTGGCGTTATACCTTCCACTCTTTCCAATACTGTCAAACGATTATACTTATTCCCTGTAATATCTATAAAGTGTGACATTTTCAACCTCCTAACACGCTGTATTGCTTTGTATATAATTATATCATTGTGCTAGGAAAAATAAAAGTCAGCCCATACCGCATCCACAGTTACAACCGCACTGATTCTGATTGCAGGTGAATATAGGTGTGCGGCCATATACAGGAGTGCTTGGTACAGGGCAGTTAGAAAGTCTGTTATAAAGCTGGTCAACCTCATTGCTAAAGCCCTGAGCAATAAATGCATTCTGGGCTGTCTGTGATTCTCTGAGGTTTGCCATATTAAGCTCTGTCTGGAGCTCTGCAATTCTGTCATTCTTAGCATCAACCTGCGCTTTTACTCCATCGAGCTCAAGCTGGCAGAGCTTATCAAGGATTGCCTGTGTGCCTTTTGTCTGAGAATCAATGATATCTCTTGTGTTCTGATATGCGGCTGTCCTGTCAGCACAGTTTTCGGTAGCTACTGTGTATTTAAGGTCCGCAATACCTGCTCTGTTCTCACAGCAACAATTCTGCAAGCTCATGCCGATATCGTTGAGGCCTGCTGTTACTGCTGTCTGAGCATTAAATGCCTGTTGCATATTAGCGATCTGACGAGCATTAGCGCCCTGTTCAACTCCAGCAAAGCCGTTAGCAAGAGCCATCTGTACGTCTGAGCAACAGTTACAAAGCTGAGTCTGTAAACCTGTCACGCCACTTCTGATCTCTGTTACATTGTCATTGATGAGCTGGTCTCTAAAGCCATTATTGATCTGGTTGCTCTGATTCATCCAAGGGTAAAGGTCATTCCCTCCGAATCCTCCACCAAATCCGTTGCCCCATCCATTGCCTCCTATGAGCAGGAATAAGAGCAGAATCCACCAGCCATCACCACCAAAATTATTGCCAAATCCTCCGCCATTATTCTGGACAGGATAGCCAGCAGGTCCGACAAGCATGGTTGTGTTCATTCCATCGCCATCTGTTAATGACATATTGTTTACCTCCTATAAATTTTTGTAGGTTAGGGGCCACCCTCTTAGTCGGATGGTCCGTATATCAAGGCTATGCGCACTCGCCTTAATAACGATTTTTTCTCTGTTTGATCATCTGATTTGCACAAAATGTGCAATTTATTGAGTTAAAATCGAGTTAAATCCCAAATAACTGTCTTATCTGATTGGCCTTTTGTACGGCCTGATTGTACTGTGCCTGTGATATTTTGCCAGAGTTAAGCATCTGCTGTATCTGATCCCTTGGATTGCCTGTAAAAGACTTTTTAAAGTTATTAAACTGAGCCACAAAATTATTCTGTGGGCCAAAGCTGTTATACAAATTATTACTCATGCCCCAAGCTCCTTTTTGATCATCTCCGACACCTCTGTTTTAAACTCAGAAAGCTCCTGTTTTGTAACGTAATCACTTGCAATTATTTTGTTTGCTGGATGCGAGTTGGTATCCCTGATCGTATAATCAACAATTTTCATGCTAGGCATTCCAGAGGCATCAGACGACTTAATATAAATAGTCTGTTGCTCACTATCCCAAAGCGGAATTGTAGTATTAGGGGCAATCAGAAAGCTCTTTGCTCCTGTCTCTCCCTGCACCCATACCATGTTATTATTCTGAGCCTGTTGCTGTTGCATCTGCGGCTGTTGCATTTGAGGCTGATTGTACTGCGGATAATACTGCGGATATGTGGCAGGAAAACCATTATTGAAAGCCATGTTTACTCCTTTCTGTACCAAACATACTGAGGAATTTCTTTGGAGGAATCCCAAGAATCATAGATATTGCCATCAATTACTGTGGCAACGTGTCGCCCAAAGCCAAGAACATATACACCCTTTGGATTGTCTCTGCAAAAATCCTCAGCAGTATAACAATCTGGGCAATCGTCAGGGAGCGACTTACGATAAAAGCCATTTTGCCTCAAAACGGCTCCCCATACACTATTAGAATGAGGCATATCTCCCATACCATAACCAGCCGATGTTACAAGAGCATACGCCTGCTCCCAATCAATGCCCAGAGCCTTAGCAACGGCCCTTATTGAGCAGTCCTCAACTCTGCGACCTGTCGGATTTGGATTGTACTCTTTCCACATTTGCTTTCTCCTTTTCTAACGAGGAAATAAACAGCTCAAGCTCCGCCATGCTCCCCTTATCAAATAACTGATATATTTTGAGAGCACAGACACATGGATAGCCACAATTTATTAGCCTGTTTATGTAGTTTTCTTTTATGGGAGTTGTCATAAGATAATTGTAAAAATAAAAGACCCTCTAAGGAATGTCCTTAAAGGGTCTTTTACATGACATTTATGGGTCTATTTTAGGCATGGCGATAGATGGTCGCCTGAGCCTTATAAACTATTCTTTTTATCTGCTTTACAGATAAATCAAACTCCTCAGCCAGAGGCTCATAACATATGCCATCCAGCATCCTGCGCTTGGCTATGGCTCGGTCTCTTTCTGAGAATATCCACTCATCAATAAGATGGTTGATCTGTGATCGTGACAACTCTTTATTTATCATTTTTTCTTTGCTCCACGTCCAACATTACGCTTTCTGCCTGTACCATGACAGGATGGGCAAGGATGATAACCACTGTTGCCACCTGTTTTCAATCGTCTCGTTTTAGTTATTGTCTGCTTTACTTTCGCCATTTACTGTCATGCTCCCTGTTCCATTAACATAAGCAGGCGAGCTTTCTGTATCGACATCCTGAGTTACAGTAATCACATCCTCATACTGTGTCTCTCTGTATACCCAAAAGATATTGGATATCACAAATGCCGCAAACATGATGATTGCAAAAACACGCCATCTGTTGGTGTGCCTTTCCTCTCTGGCCAACTGCTCCTGATGGTCATAGTATGTTACTGTCTCAGGTACTTTTGATTCAATATTATCCATATTTCAACCCTCCGTACCTAGATTATATCATACCTTACCTTTTAAAAGCTCATTTACCTTGGCTTGTACCATCGAATAATTGTATCCAGCATTCATCAAGTTGGCTCTCCTGTCGATACCATTGCCCCACTTGCCATCTATCACTTCTTGCGCTACTACGTCAATTGGTTTTAACTGTTTACCCAAATCAACCACCACTGCAACATGGCTCCCCTCTTTGAGGAGTATGTCGCCCCTCTTTAGCTTGTCTGGTTTGGAAGTATAAAGCGCTGTTGTATATATATCCACCTCTCCTGATGCCTTGAGCATCATCTTGAGATTCCTCGTATGAGCACAATTCCCATTAAGGGTCAGCATACTCTCAGGAATACCTGCGTACATACAGGCAACAGCCACTAGAGCGCTACAATCAGTCTCACATGGCTCTTTTACCTTTGCCACGTTATAGCCATATTTCCTAGCCTTGGTCAGCAACGTATTCCTCTGGTTTTGGTCATAGCCAATATAGATATTATCAGCGGCCATCTCCATGAAGTCAGCCACCTTATTAGCCATTCTTTCGTCCTTGAATCGAATGACACAGCCCCACGGCTTGTTATACCACGGCCTACGGCATACTTCTTTTCCTGTCTGATCTCCAGCCTTGCCATCTTTTATTTTGCCTCTCTCATCAATAGAGGCATGAGCAATTATCACACTCATTTATTGTCTCCACTAACAGCCTTACCATCTACCCACGCCTCACAGAAAGCATAGATTGCGGCAGATGCTACACCACAAACAGTACCAATAACGAGCACTGTCTGATTATCTGTGGTGATACCTGCAATGCTGGTTGCTATTGACGCAAGCATTGCGGCAACACATACCCAAAATTTACGACTCGTCAGTTTCTCGCTCATCTCGGCTCCTCCTTTTGTTTGAGAATATTTCAACCATGGCGCTGGCTATGAGCTCAAATACGCCACCGCCAAGGCCATATTGTACCAACGTTTCAGGAATGCTCCCCATTATCCAATAAGTGATAAACGAAACAATCACAAATAGGACAATATAAACACAGGTTCCAAAAACGATATAATCAATCTTTTTCTTGTCTGACACTCGTTTTCTTTTCATGGCACTATGCCATTAAGAATCATGCCGACTACCACTCCGACAATTCCTGTGATCAGGGATGTCACTACAAGATCCCAGCGCTTTGCTGGTTTCATCTCTAACTCATTGAGTTTGGTGCCCTGCCTTGCCAGCTCTTTAGCCATGGCCTCCATGTTGGTAGCTAATCTCTCCATGTGAATCGAAAGCTGATTAACAATTTGATAGTTGCGCTCCAAGCTATCAATTCTTCCATTCTGTCGCTGGTTTTCCTCATCAATTCTCTTTGTAGCTAGATTGAATTCTTTTTCTGTAATAAATACTGTCTCTGACATTTGACAACTCCTAAAGAAAGAGCCACCACTATAAAAGTGATGGCTCAACTTTCAACTACATAATAATTATATCATAACATTTTGCCTTTCTCATCCTGTTGTGAGCTTTCATGGACTATCCAAGGGATAAATTCGCATAATGTAACCTTTAACGAACTAAAATTAAGCTATATAATTTATTCTTAATTTGATACTTGATGAAGCTACATTGACAATCCTTAGGCTTGTGTCACTTGTATTTAATCTTAAGTATTGAATCTGGCTTGACCCTAATGGTCCGTCCCACAATATCCAATATCCATTTTCCGTTGATTGATTCTCAATATCAATGCTTAATACTCGTTCGCTTGCCACGCCATCAGGAAGTTGGAGAGTCTGCCATGTACTGGCGGTACAAGTAGTCGTTATTTCAACAGACTTTATTATTTTTTGAATTCTTCCAGTAGCCATTTATAGCACCTCCATTCTTTTAGTAATCATCAAATTTTATTCCTCCTGTAACGAAACCCTTTCAATCCTGTCATCAACCTCTGACTTGATGATTGCTCCGCTCATATCAGATACAAAGCAAGCAACATAGTCACAAGTTGTGTCCTTGCCATAGCCGTATGCTCCAAAGTAAGCATGGAATCCGTTAAGTGCATCATCCTTAGAGTTGTGAACTACAACTCCCTTTGTGAATGTTCCGTCCTCCTTATTTCTCTTAATCTGTGATAAAAACCATTTTTCTTCAAATACTGCTGACATAATTCATTTCCTCCTTAATTATCTTTTTTAACAAGCACAAGATTAACTGTTGTTGCTCTTGCACATGTACCATTTATAGTTATTACTCCATTTGCTGTTGTCCATATAATGTCTGTTGTAATCGCTAACTGGTTAGTAAATACACATTCAGCTACAACATGGTCTTCGGTTATTGCAGGATTGCTATAAGATGCAAAGTCGCCCGTGGTGGCTGAACAAGCAATGCCCATCAGATACAGAACTTTGTTCTCGGCTTGGTTCGTTAAAGTCTGAATCTGCGATGTAAGTGAGCCAGCAATTTCAATGTTGCTACCAATAGCAAATGCATCACCTTGCGTTATGGCACTTATTACCTTGTAAAGAATACCGCTCCTTACAATTTCATCACCAACCACATAATTTGCGCTTGATGTTGCCCCATCCTCTGTTGGTGCAATCAAATCGCTATCAGTTTCAATAACTGATATGATTTCGTCCAAAGTTGTTCTCTTACAATTCCCATTGATTACAATAGGGTCACCACTCTCAATCTCTGCCGTTGCCCTATACAAAAGACCATCTATCATAATAAAGCATCTGTCTTTTGCATAAGCCCTAGTAGCAAAGTTTGTTGTTTCTATTGGGGCAATATTTGTTGAATCGGTTACACCAAATAAGTTGCCTCCAACATTAACTCCACGTACTGAACTCATTTTCTACCTCCTTTATGTTGTGCTTACTACCAATATTCCATCGACAACGCTTGCTCTTGTATTTGGAATATAAAGTATGCCATCTTGTACATAGAAATATTTGAGCGAATTGATCTGTGTTTGGAGATTTACCGCCGCATCCTCGGAAATCTGCCCTTGCATCTGGCTGTACCAATTTGTCAGGGCTGTTTCAAATCCATCTTTCCACTCTTCGGAATCACCTTGGAAATCCTCCTGCCACTGCTCCTGCGCCGCCTCTTGACCTGCTATCCACTCATTTGCATTTTGCTCAAAGCCGTTTTCAAATGCATCTGCCGCATCTTTAAAATTTTGCTCCCATGTGTTAAAGTTGGTTTCTTTGTTATTCTTCCATGCGGCATAATCATTATTTCTATTTGTTTTCCAAGTGGTATACTCATTACCGGATTCATCCACAAAGTTAGCATAGTAATCTTCAAACTGTGCTACAAACTGTGAAAAATCCATTTCGGTTACTGTTCCTGTAATATAACCGCATACACTTGAATCTGCTCTTTTATCAGTTATATTGGCCTGAGTAATTGAGCTTACACCTGCTCCAACATAAATCTGCGCTAATACAAGCTGATATACGCCGTCGTCCTCATTCCAGACAGGAGCTGTTGGCCGTGGTGAATTTCCAGAATACGACCCTTTTACAGTTTTTAAATATATGATCCTGTCAACATCGTTCCTTTCAACAACGACAGTATCAATTCTCGGATAAACCGAGTGCGCTGATTGCAATGTCAGGTTGTTTACAGTTTCAAACAGTCCAACTTTTCCATAAAGATTGCAGTAACCTGTTCTGACATTTACAGTCATTCCGCTCGATGCTATAACCTGCAAATCTCCCTGAAATACGCCAGAGGTAAAAAACTTTCTCAGCCATCTTTCAAGTGAATCAGCATTGTATTTGCGATCGCCATTATCACTGTTCCAAAACAATCCAAAGCTGTCCGCTGTTGCCATCTTATTCGTCCTCCATATTTATTTTTGTTGGAAGTGGAGAGCCAAAAGTGGGCACGATTGTCGCACTTCCATGCTCGTATACTTCCTGTATTTCCGTGATTCTCAGATTGGTATTTAGGCCCCAATCCGCTTTTTTGATTGTGACGATATCGCCCAAATCATAATCACGTTTATACTCAAAGTTTCCGCTCGGCACTGTAGTGCATTCATATGCATTAGAGAATAACTGCTCATTGAGCTTTTCATATCCTCTTGTTATCAATGCCGCTCTATACTGTGCTGGTGTCAGGTCGTCAGAGGAGATATCTTTTGCATCAATAAATATTTCTCTCCTTTCTAGCCCTGTGAGCGAATCATCGCCCACAGTTACATACTGTCGCTGACTACCTTCACCCTCGCCGCCTACATATCCGACAGTTTTTAATAACTGATCATTTTGTCTGTTTTCCACAGAGTTAAGATTGTCAAACATATCGGAGAATTCAACAAAGGCTCGCTCTGTCTGACCTCTTGATTTATTAAGACCTTTATAGGTTTCAAAATATATGACCTTTTCTGTAAAATCAGGTCTGAATCTAAAACCTATATTTGAGCCTTTACTGAGCTTTTCCTCCATGGTCAGGAGATTCTTATATGTGGCCTGAAATTCGATAGTCTCAGTAAATCCGTTTAGAGTGCCAAGCTGGACCAATGGGATGGCCACAGCATCACTTAACATTTTTCGCATGGCAACCTCTACTTTGCCGCTAAAATTTAGTGTTGGCCGTACCAGCCTCCTGTCCATGTAAGAGGTCAGGAATCTGCCCTGAGCAATTATTACTCTCTCAGTGCTTGTGTTCCTAAGTGTCAGGTCCTCAATGACTCCTGCCTCATTTGCCCCTCTGTATGTTACGAGATTTCCAATCTTATATAGTGCTAAATTGTCCTCTGTGAGTGGCAAGTAAATCCTAAACTCGCCACTCTCAAAGTATCTCCTTGTCCATACAAAGCTGGTCTGATTCTCAGATATGCCTTTGAAATCTAAATTTGGGTCATATACTCGTATTTCCATTTAAGCTCCCTCATATTCGTAAGCATATTTGATATTTACGACCATATGCTCCACTCCAACGTCTGCGCTATATGCGATGTTATTATCGCCAAACATAAGCTGGATAAACTCACTGTCCTCGGTCATGTACTCATTGACCTCAGTAACCACTCCGTCGCTTTTCAGCTTTATATGCTTGTTATTTACAGCGGTTGTTATTGTGAGCACATCACCTCTTGCCATATGGAAAGGCTTGGATGCAGAGCCAATATTTATGCTCTTTTCAGTCTCAACATGAGTTATGGATGGATTTGTAACTGATCCTGTTGCATTGATTGTAATTGTCAGGCCAATATTGTTTGCGGCCACGTCATTTACAATATTTACAAGTCTTACATTTGACCTGTATGCAAACTCCTCACCCTCCTCGACAAACTCATGTATAAACTCAAAACCATCAATCCAATTCGCCATCGCTACGTTATGATCTTGGTTGTCTTTAAACATTGGATTGGGGCAAATTAGTGAGATTGAAAAGAGGCGGCTCTTTTTATTAGCTCTTTTTACGCCCTCAGAATAATAGTCAATCTTTCTTGATTTACCATTTTCTGTGTATACAAGCGTACCAATCTCGCCCTTTCTAAAAAGCGTATATAACAAGTCTCTATTATTCTGGTCGTAAACAAACTCAGGACTCTGTGGGTTTTCCATCACATACAGAACTATATTTCTTTTAGCCGCAACTGTACCCTGATAAGTACCGCCATCTGTCATGGTATTGTCAGATATATACAGATTGTTTTTTGACTGATACAATCCATCTGCGGTTGCAAGAAAGAAAGGTGAAAAGCTATCCTCTCCGAATGTGATGGAGATATTTGTTGTTTTATTTGTACACGTTATCGACCTCATATCCACCTCACACGCTCATTGCTAACACCATATCTCTAGTTGCATTTCTGGTCTGTCTTGCGATTTCATACGGACTCAACGCCTCTGGGCTGGTAATGTTAAGGACCTGTGTATAACCAGCATTTCCTTGTGATCCACCTGTTAAGGCATCTCCAAAAGCTCCATTTACATCAGGCACTCTAATGACATCATCCATTGCGTTATCAATCAGATGCGCATAATCAGTCAAGCCCTTGGCAAATCCCTCATCGACCATCTGTCCAATCCATGCAAATTTCTTGGATGGAGATTTAATTCCCAATTTATTCTTAGCCGCATTAAACAATGATTGAGCTAAGTTAGAAACTTGCTCTTTTAACCAGTCCCAACCACCGGAAATACCATTCCAAATACCGCTGACGATGTTTGAGCCGATTGTTACAAAGTCACCCGGAAGGCTTGCAACACCATCTTTAAGATTATTTACGAATCCGCTTGCGGCCTCAGAAGCTTTGCTTAACATATCTGATACAAATGATGAAACATTGGATATTACACTATTTAATGTGCTTGAAACATCACTCGGTAATGGCCCGATTCCATCTTTAACACCATTAAGGAAATCTCTTGCGGCATCTTTAGCCTTGTTAATAAAGTCTGTGGCAAACGATGTTACGTTAGAAATTATGTTATCCAAGATACCCTTTACATTACTTGGCAAGTTTGTAATTCCGTTAATAATACTGTCTAAGAAATCCTTTGCGGCGTTTTTTGCCTTATTAACAAAATCTGTAGCAAATGTCACAACATTGGTTATTACATTGTTAAAGATTTCCATCAATCTCGATGGAAGATTCTTTATTCCGTCAACCACGCTGTTCAAGAAATTTCTTGCGGTTTCTTTGGCTTTGTTTATGAAATTCGTTGCAAAGGTTGCAAGTTTGGTCATTACGTTATTGAACACTTCCTGCACTTTGCCAGGTAATTCAAGTACAAATTTCATAAACGAGCCGATTGCATATCCTGCCCAATAAGCCATTTTTGCTGGCAACTGAGACAACCAATTAACGACTGTGTTAAACATATCTCTCATGCCATTGCCGACATCAGTTAATAGCTGATGCAGGTTCTGCCCAACAAATGATATGAACTGTTTGCCGTATGATGCCAGAGACTGTCCAATCGATGTCAGTATTGATACGATTGCCTGTAAAATCATTGGAGTGGCGGTTATTATTGCATTAAATGCCGCCTTAAATATTGCAGGAATTGTCTTGATGATCGCCATTGCTATTGTTGGCAGGTTAGCCGCAAGCATTGCAACCATCTGCACAAGTCCATTGATGAGAACAGGGACATTTGTTATTATCGCATTTGCTACTGTCTGTATGATCATAGGCAATGCATTATAAAGCGCCTGCATGATCTGCGGTAATGCCTGTACAATGGCCAATGTTAATTGTATTGCTCCCTGTATCAACAAAGGCAATGCAGTCACAAGTCCATTAACGATTGCTGTGATGATTTGTGGTAACGCCTCAATCAATGCTGTAATGATTGTAGGCAGTGCTTGTACAATTCCCATGACAAGCTGGATTGCTCCATCTATCAGTATTGGGATCGCCGCTATTATTGCATCAACGACTGACTGTACAAGTGTTGGAATCATCTCGATCAGGACAGGCAGGGATGCAATTATCCCATCTACCAATCCCTGCAAAAGCTGGATTGCCGCATCCAACAAGATAGGAGCGTTATCTATAAGCGCTTTTGCAACGGCTCCGATAAGTTTAACAACTGCTGTCATAATGGCTGGCAGTGATTTGCCGATCCTGCTCACAACATTATGGATAAAATCAGTTATTGTTATGGCAACATTAGGAATTCCCTCTGTTATGCCATTTATAATATTGGTAATGATCTCCATGCCAGCGTTTATCAAATTGGCATAGTTTTCATTAAATACACCAAGTATCCAATCAATAACATCGAGAATTGCTCCGCTGTTCTTTGAGCCCTCCAGAAAGGCATCCATGACCATTTCTGCGATATCTCCAATGGTAAAGAGAATCGTGTCGATGCTGTCCATAAATCCCTGTCCTAGAGCTCCCAGCAATTCAACTCCTGCACTAAGCATGGATGGTACTACGCTGGAAACAAGCTCAGGTATCTTTTCTGTTATGAATGGAGCGGCTGTGCCAACAAAGTCACCAATGCCCTCCATAACTGTCTGAATTCTTGGTATTACTTGATTAAGTAGTCCTGTACTTGAATCTGTGCCAAAAATCGCTGTTGTAAGCCCATTTAAAGCATCAGAAAGGCCCTCGCCACGACCTATTGCAGTGACAACATTCTGCCATGCCGCTTTGGTTGCGGTTGCACTACCTTCAATGGTTTTCATGGCCTCTTTGTTGGTAGTACCAGCAATGTGTTGAGCCTCCTGTACTGACTGAATTGCCTGTACTACATCAGCAAAGGAATCAATGCTCAGGTCAGCAGTCTCTCCTATTGATGCCCTGTACTCGTTAGCATCATCGATTAAGCGCTCCATTTCCGATTTAGTGCCACCATATCCCAGCTTTAGATTGTCGAGCATGGTATAGTTTTGCTTGGCAAAACCTTGAAATGCATTTTGCACAGAGCCAAAATCTGACCCAAAGACATTGACATTA